ATCAGGAAGGGCGGCGAGAAAGCATATACAGATGCTGGTCTCGTTGGCCCGAATGATCCGCGACCGCTTGAGACAAGGCTTAAAGTTGCTCGTGAGCAGTTGGAGAGCGAAGGCGCGAAGACCGGGCCTGAGGCTGAAAAGAAAGTTGGCGAGCTGACTACTCAGGTCAATGAACTGACCAACAACATCAGGGCTATGTACAGGTCAGCTCTTGATCATCAGCTTGAGGTCAACAAGCTTGAGACTCAGTCCCGTAACCAGTCTCACTCTGAATTTAAGAAGGATGCGACTGCGCGCCTTCAAACCTATGATACTGCCCGCACCGCCCTGATCAATTCTGCCAATATCTATAAAGATTACCAAGCTGGCATAACATCCGACATTAAGGGCAAGATCCAGTCTCTGTTTAAAGATCTGGGTATCCAAAACAGATTGCCAGAGAGCTTCTCTGCAATGTCGGACCAAGCTGCGGCAAAGTTTGCCATTGGCCAAGCCTTCAAAATGGTCCATGACAGCAGCCTTGTTCGCGCTCCCGCCGCAAGTCTTGTAAGGGCTGAAAAAGTTACGGCCCAACCTACCATGGACCCCGGTGCTGTTCTTTCCATTATTGGGACGACAGTTGGCGAAATGGACTGGATGCGCGCTCGTGACCGGGCGTACATTGAAGGAGACATGCGCGATCCTGCCAAGCATCTCGTTAACTGGGATAAGAGCGAACCTGTGCGGAATTATAACGCTGCGGCCTTCAATGAGTTGCCAAGGCCGAAGGGCATGACATCTGAAGAATACGCCAAGATGGTTAGGGACTATGCGTTTGTTCCTAATGACGCTAGCTTGTCCAGCTATACAACCGATCCCGCCAACATTACGATGAGGGGCAATATTGGTCGCGTTGCGTTTGTTGGGCCTGATGGGAAGCCAGGGTTCCATTACTTCTCCCTGACCCCTGAAAGGCGAGCAGAAATCGAGCAGATTCAGCGGGCAAAGAAGGGGAACCAGTAATGGCTGAAGATGATGGCTGGGTACCCGTAACAAGCGCCCCGGACGCGCCTACGCAAGGCGATGGATGGTCCCCTGTGGCTGGGGGTCCATCAGGCGGCGGAACGCTAACTGTTCCAAACCTGACCATGGGATCTAAGCAGTACGACCTTGATGTCGCCCGTGTTGGTCCCCCAAGCACTGAGCAAGCTGCTGAAACTGCTGCAAGGCGCGCTGCGCATGCGGCTAGTCTTGGCCTTAGCGAGCATGCTTTGGCGGAAGCGAAGCGTGTTGCCGGTAAGTCTTCCAATGAGTACATGGAAGACTACAAGAAGAGCCGCGAAGATCTTGAAGCCATGGCAAGGCTGAATCCAGGGTCCTCTGGGATTGGCACTACTGGCGGCATAATTGGCGGCATGTTTGTTGGCGGCCCATTCAAGGCATTGGAGATCCCTGGCGCTGCCGTCAGCAATGTCATCAAGCGCATGCCGTCTCCCTTCACCAAGGAGACAACGGCGAAGGTTGCGGACGTTGCCAAAACCGGCACAACCGGCGCGGTCATTGGCGGTGCCTCCAGTTACATTGATGACCAAGATTTCCAGAAGGCCATTACAAGCGCTGTCGTTGGCGCTGGTTTTGCGCCTGTCGCGCAGAGCGTCGTCTCCCGAATTGTCGGCAGCATGAAGGGCTACCCTGACCCATTAGATGCACATGGGAACTGGAAGCCTGACGCTCAGAAGGCCATAGACAGCGCTTTTGCCCCGGCCATACAGGCTGGGACCATGACTGCTGCTGATGTGAAAATGCTTGAGCCACAGCTTCGAGACATCTTCATGAAGAGCGGCGCATCTGAAGGAGCCGCCATTGAGGCTCAGTTGCGCGCAGCGGGTGTTAAGACGCCAACGGCTGGCCAGACAACTGGCAAGCGGCCTATGAATGAGCCGGGGCTGTACGATTCTCAGTCAGTCCGCGAAGCTCGGCAAGCTGCGCCCGGCAACATCATGGACAAGCTCGACCAAATGGTCCCGACCAATACGCCGACATCACCGGATGTCACGGCCCGCCTTCTCTATCAGGCCGAAAGGCAGGCTCAGACAAATGCGACCAGTGTCTACCCTGTCATTGCTAGCGAGCCTGGTTTCTTTGGCGATGTCGTCACGAAAAATGTGATGGGCAACATAGACAGGTCTATCCAGCAACATGGTGGCATTCCGTCAAATCTATCGTCTATGCCAAACTCGTATCCAAAAACGATAGAGGCTTACAATTACGTCCAAAGGACCATGCAAAATCCCAGCACAATGCCGCAGCTTCCCGGCGTTGTGCTAGATCCTCAGACCGGCAAGCTTGTACAGACGGCAATGACGGACACCACCGTCAGCCCGGCTAGCGTTATGGCTGTCAGGAAGGAGCTTAATCGGCTATGGAGCCAAGCTTCCCCCAACGACCGTCGCGGAATTGACGCCATCAGGCAAGGCTTTGACAAGAACACCGAAGACGCTGTCATGCGCAGCATGTTCTCTGGTGATTCCTTAAAAGTCCTTGCGATGATGCGTTCTGGTGATGCCGAATGGTCCAAGTATATGAAGACGTTCCATGGACCTGATCAGGTTGATAAAATCGTCGCAAAGGCGCTTGAGCCATTCCAGCAAGGCCAAGTCGATGCGGGTAGGATTGCCCAAGGCATCTTGAACTCTGAGTTTGTAGACAAGAAGCTAGGCCCGACCCTGTACAAGAAGTTTGAAGACGTTCTTGGTGCCGGATCTCCGCAGATGGAATCCGTCAAGAACCAGCTTCGCAATTCTCTTCTAAACACGGGCGGTGCTGGCTCTCATCTTACCGTTGCCAGCAACATTGAGAAGTTTCTTGCGCCTGGGAATAAGACATTTGCCAATCAGCTTTTCACACCGGCTGAGCAGCATCAAATGCGTATGGCGGCAACTGCCATAAGGACCATCGAACGTCAGGTCATCCCAACCAAGGAAGCAAACGAAAAGCTTTTAAAGGTATTCATGCAGGATCTTGGGCCGACAATCGTCAAAGGCACTGGCGCTGTCGTTGGTGCCGCAACCGGCTCTTACCATGGATTTGGCCCTGTGGCTGGCGCAGCGCTTGGCTATGGCGCTACGCATGTTGGGAATGCGCTCAGCCAGTTGATGGGTAAGGCAGCGACTGCCCGTGCTGCCCAGCGTGAAGTCTCCGGGGCTCCTGCGGTGCCTAAGCGCGCTGATGACTTGGTTGGGCTTCCAAAGACTGGGCCAGGGGCTTTATACCCGACACAAGTCCCAACGGACTATGGCCCTGCCGTCCCGCTCTTTCCTGGTCAGGGAGACCAGCGCCAAACCAGGAAGTCTGGCGGGCGCGTTTCTGACAGGCTCATCGCTGCTGTTGACCGGGCCAAGAAGAACATCAACAATCAGACACAGACGCTTCTCAGGACGCCTGACAACCATGTTGCTCAAGCCCTTGAGATCGCCAACCGCAACCTAGAGAGTTGAGCCATGGCTTCTTCTTTTACAACTAACAAGTCGCTTGAGAAGCCTGCCAACGGTGACTACGTTGACACTTGGAACGTGCCGGTCAATGGCGACATGGACTATATCGACCAAGCGTTTGGCGGGCAGACGAGCCTTAACGCGACATCTGGGTCAGCTACGCTTAGCGCCACTCAGTACCGCTCACTGATCCTGGCTGTGGCTGGGGCCATGTCCGCAAACGTCACCTACACCATCCCTTCTGGGGTGGGTGGTCAGTGGATTGTTCGCAATACAACGACAGACGGCACTGGTGGCCCTTGGACGGTCACCTTCGCTTCCGCTGGTGGCGGGACGAGCATCACGGTGGATCGCGGCGCAAGCGGCCTGATCTTCTGTGACGGCACAAACGTCCGCACCTTCAGCACGGGCGTTCCCGGCAGCAACACCCAGGTCATCTACAATAGCTCTGGCTCGTTCGCTGCGTCCGCCGCCCTGACATGGGACGGGACAACGCTCAGCGTGACTGGTAACGCCATCACATCAGGGGCCATCACCGCAGGCGGCGCAGTTACTGCCTTCTCTGACCGTTCGCTGAAGCGCGATGTGCAGACGATTGAGGACGCCGTCGCCAAGGTCAAAGCTATGCGCGGCGTTACCTTTGAGATGATCAATTCGGGCGAGCGCAGCCTTGGAGTGATCGCCCAAGAGGTGCAGGCCGTGTTCCCTGAGGCTGTCAGGGATAACAATGGCATCTTGTCTGTTGCCTATGGAAATCTTGTCGGTGTTCTGATAGAGGCTGTCAAAGAAATGGCAGCCCGCATTGATGAGCTTGAACGAAAGACCCCAGCCTGAACTAACAGACTGGGGCAAGTAGGCGTTTCGACAATTCACGGGACTGGGCCTACAAGCGCCTAACGCATAACTATCGCCGCATGTAAGCCAAGGACCATTCCTTGACTCAATCAGTGTGCCACAGTTCCCATTGGCTTCAAGCTGGGCAACGGGCGAATGTGATATTTATTTGCGCCCTTATGTCTTGATTGCGCCAAGACCAACATTCTCCATTTTCTTGGAAACAAACCCAGATGAGATCGTGTTCAGGGCCATAGTCGATCATCACTTGAGCTAGCGCCGGTCCCTTTGGCGTATTGACTGGTATGGGCGGATTCAATTGCAGCATCGTCATATGGCGCTCCTAGTCCGTTCTTTTTGATCGAGATGGGGTAAAGCTTATCTTGAGGTACGAAGTAGGCTGGTGGCCGATTGTTAGGGGCCATGGTGTACTCTTCCCGCTTGCCGTCTGAGCCTTTTATCCAGCCGCGAACGCAGTAGACAGGGCCGGTGCCGGTTACGAGAATGTAGTAATGCTCCGGGTTATCGTTAGGTAGGATGCGAAGCTTGTAGTCATGCCTTGGTGATGTCCTAACTTGGACGTTTTCGCTGATATCAGCAGCTTTGAAGGTGTCTACTGAGAACTTGGAATACCTATCCATGACCTTTGAAACGCAGATCTCGCCCATAGCGCCTTGGACATGGATGTCCAAGATGTTCCTCTTCTCTTCTGTCAGGCCTGTGCCAAGCTCTGAGCCGCGCATGCTTGAGTTGTGATGGCGGATGACACCTAAACTGGCTCCACTGATCATCTCGGCCAAGGACATTGTCACCCAGACAACGCCGCCCTCCTGCTTCATGCCGACTTCCAACTTCTCTTTCATGGCTTTGTTATCCTCTTTTGAGGCGGGAGATAGCAGAGTTTCATGTGTTTTTCACAGTAAGATTTGCCCTTTTTGGCCTGCCCGCAAAACAGGAAGTCTGTTGGATTCCCTGAGTTGATGATGAAGCGACATGATTTTGATGTCAGCTTCTCAAATGGAATGGCCACCATGGGTTCCGGCTCTGGAGGGTCTTCGTAGGAGATTGGCATATCGATGTCTCCCGCAGGCTCTACGTTCACCAATGCCAACGGGATTGCCTTGTCTTCAACTTGGTAGATAGCATTCTCAACAGGCGATGGAAGATTTGCTATGCGTCCAGCTTCCCGCCTTTGAGTTTCTGTTCTGATCGCGTGTATTCGCTGGTCCCGAAGCCTGGCGGTGATCTCGCCTGATTCGCGCATGCGGTGTACCTTGCCAAGGACAGCGCCCCTTGTAATCTCCATATGCTTTGCAATCTCTGCGCCGGTAAGACCTTTTGCCCAAAGTATTGCTATTTCTTTGCCTCTGTCGTCCATGATTTCACTCGTTGTGGGGTGGCGGCTAGATCAGCAGCCGCCACTGGTTTGGTTAGGGCTGCTCTTGGTTCTCTTCGACGTTTCTTGTTGCCGCCTCTGAGATCTCTCTTTCCAATCTAGCCATGTGGGATTCAATTTCCACTTCTTGGTTACCAACCCGGTCATTGAGCAGCTCACCTGCAAAGGCCAAGTAGTTGATCCCATCCACATAGTGGTCCGGATTTTGGCGGTCATTCCCAATTCGGGAAAGCTTCACCGCATGAAGGACAAGGGCGATATCATGAGGTGTAAGTTCCATATTGGTGAGGATGCTAGCGATCTGCGCTACACGGCCCATCCCAACGCGCATGTCTCCATATTTGGGGTTCCGCTCATTGAAGATGCGGGTTGCGTCCATCATAAAGTCTCGGTATTCCATGATTTTCTCCTGAGGTTATTGGATTGATTAGTAGCTTCTTGGGCCAGGCCTGATTGGGCCTCTCGGCGGGTTACGCATTGAACTAGGGCCTCTCGACCCGTCCTCTTGGACCTCCTCTTGGTCCATGTCGATGAACTCCTGTGCCTTGCCAATGCAGGAGGAGTTGATGACGACCTTGCCCCTGTCCTGCCACCAAACTTCACCACCCATGTTTTTTCGCCGATAAAACAGATGGAAGACAACGAACTCCTGCCTGTTCATGATGGCGCACAACTCTTCTTCAGAGTTGGCCGGATGCTCCAGTGTTAATTGATGGGTCAGCATGCCAGACGCGCTGCCCATGTTCATTGTGATCAAGAATCGCATGTACCCCCACTATCATTTCTGAGAACCACCGATCCATCCATCTTCTTTTTCCACTTGGAAAAGCGCCCGCCGGGAAGTGGTGACTTGGTTCTGGACGCCCCTATGTGCTTCTGGTGTTTTCTCTTCACCTTGGCGATCAGCGGAGCGTCAACGCTGCTAGTATGAGCCCGGTGGCACTTGCGATGAGCAACAAGCCAATTGCTTTCATCGTCCCTACCGCCAGCCTCCAAAGGATTATCATGACTTACATCCCACTCTTGGCCAGGGACGACCTTCATGCTGCATAGATGGCATACGCCCTCATGCCGCAGAAAGATATCAGCCCGCATCTTGGCCGTTATGCGTACACGCTTGATCAATGGACCGGCTCGTCTTCACTACTGTGGTAGGAGAGGATGGTGTTCATGGCGTTGTGCATGAAGGTAGCTGCCATCGCTTGCGCCATCACCAAGCCACCCTCTTGAGACAAGACGATCTTGATGAAGGTGAAGTTAATAGCTGCAATCCCTATTTGGGTTTTTTTGCCAGACAATATCTTGTCTATCTTGTTTGACAGCACAACCACATCAGAGGCGTCTTCTTCTTCCAAACGTGTCATCATTTTACAGTCTCATTTCTGCGCGTTTTGACGCTTCGATTGATTGCCATTCATGGAACTTCATGCGGATGTATTCAAGCTTCACCTTCAAGAAGGCAGCTTTCTGTCGAGCTTCCACCATGTTGGTGATGAACTCGACCCATTCCTTAGATGCTTTTGTCTGCATCTCAGCGCGACTGACCGGCATGTCACCCAAGGAGGTCATCATGCGGGCCAGTACTGCGCTTTTGGTCTCCTCCAAGAGAGAGGCGGCAGAGTCAGCATCTACATATGCTTTCGCAACAACGCGATACTGTTCCGAAAGGGGCAGATGGCTGTCCATGCGTCACCTCAAAATGGGATGGAATCTTCGTCGTAGCTGCTTGTCTGAGAAGTCTGGGCCTTTTGGCTATTGGCCGCAGTTGGGTTCTTCTCTTTAAACGCCAAGCTCATCCACTTCTCGCCGTTCTTGTCGGTCTTGGTCCAAGCGCTGATCCAGTACTCGACGCCGCCAATCAGGGCATTGCCCGTCAGGGGAGGCGACTTGTCGCTGTTTGGACGGGAGTTCTTGAAGACCGCCCCACTGTTGTCTTTCTGCTCAAATGCCATTGTACTTCTCCTTCAACTCTCCGACTTTCTTGTCGAGTTCGCCCAAGAACATCATGACCTCCCTTTCAAGAAGGGTGATCGTCTCGTCGTTGCGCTGGATACGCTCAACAAACAACTGCATGCTTTCAGGCATTCTAGGGTCGAACGATACGAAATCGCACCACTTGCGACCCGTGCAGGCCATCTGCCACTGCATCTGGGTGACGTACCGCCCAGGTGTAGATTGTCCCAAAAGGGTCTCGATATGGGTGGCGGTTATTGGACATTTGATCTCGACCAAACCGTCACTGCCTATAAGCCCGTCAGGAGATGCCGCAGCCATGGGAATTGTCTGGTGGGGGACAAGACCCGTTTCCATGACCAGCGCCCCTGAGTGATTCTCATAGGCAGCCCTAGCCATGGGTTCAGTGTCCGTCCCCCACTGCATTGCGGAGCTTGAGTAGGATTCCCCCTGAACCCCAGTCAAGCGCTCGCAAATGAGTTGGGCCATATAGTTGGCCCGACTTGTCGAATAGCCGGTCTTGGTTTTGGCAACGACATCCGCAACACGGGATGCCGTCACCTTGCCAAGGCGGGCCGCATACCACTCAGGGCTGCGCTGATCCATCACTTAGCAACCTTCTTCGGGCGGCCAGGCTTGCGCTTCACAGGTACGGCAACTGCCTTCTTAGGTAACCCGCGAACCATTTTTATGCTTTTAACGATAGGCAAATCAGGCTCCTTGGTTACCTTGGCTACCTTAGGCATCTTGTTCGCCTTAGGCGTCTTAGCTCTCATCTTAGCCTTCAAAGAAGTGATCTCTTCACCTAGCCCGTCGATGATTTTGTAAAGCGAAGTCGTGTAGGCTTCGCTAAGCTCGATCTCTTCATTCTTGATGGCGAGCATGTCGATCAGGCTTGTGATGAGAACGGTGGTTTGGTCATGGGTAAATGAGTCGTTCATTATTCTACGTCCTTCTTGTCTACTGCGATTGCGATAGCCTTCAAGTCTTTGATGGCTTCTGGGGTTAAGAGTTTGCGGTCATTCACTGGTAAGGAACGCCAGAAGGCTGTCAGGGCTTCTTCGCCCTTCTCGGCTTCCTTCTTGGCGCGCAGAGCCATCTCCCTAACCGCATTAGAATCGGGCACTGCTTCCGGCTTCGCTGTTTGAGCAGCGTTGCCATCATCGTCTTCCGCCGCCAAGTTCATGATCGACATGATCGAATAGCGACGGGCATAGGAGATCCCACTGCCAATGGGATGGGGCTCATGCTTCACCGGCATGAACAGGGTGCCTGACATCCATTGACCAGACTTATGGCCAAGGATGGTCAGCACTTCAACGCCGCCGGGGACAACTGAGTCCCACTGCGAAATGGAGAGACCGTTGTTAGCCAAAGGCTGACGAACGGCAGCGCGCACGGATGACAAGTCAGCGTAGCTGCTGTTAAAAAAGGTATTCTTGCGGGTCTTGGCTGCGTCTTCAATCTGCCCCTGTGCGATGGATAGGGCAGCAAAAAGCTCGTTGATTTCTTCAGATCTTTGCATTGTCGTTTCCTTATTCTGCCCATGCGCCTTGTCGAGCGCACTCATCCCAAATGCGGCTCATCAACTGTTTGTCGCGATGAAGCTCGTTCTTCAGATCTACAGAAGGCTGCCAGTTGTTGCCGCCCCTTGAATAGAAATGCTCGACGGTTATGTCGGTAGCGCTGTTATAGACCTTCAATTGAAAAGCCCAGATGTATGGCTCCCCATCTACTTCATCCAGTTCGATTTCCAGATCCCCTGAGACAAAGCAGTGGTCAGGGAGTTCATGCTCATCAAGTTGATATACGATTTCTACCAGGTTCATTTGTGCCTCCCGTTGTGGGGTGTCCTTTTCTCGCATCTCCTGTGATTCGTGTCAACAATTAATTTGACGGCTTCGCAAATCAGTGCATAATGTCCCCATGAAGCAAGCACGTAACCCAATCCTGAACAAGGTCTTCCAGCACTATGGCAGCGCGTCTGCCTTGGCGCGAGAACTTGGCCTGGGCAGGGCCGCCGTCTCCGCATGGCGCGAACTTCCAATGAAGCATTTGCGTAAAATATCCAACGAAACAGGGATTTCCCGCAGGAACTTGAGACCAGATTTGTATGACGACCTATAAATCATACTACCGGCCTGTCGATCCCCAGACTGTGCAAAGGTTCTGGGACATGGGCCTTGATACCTACGAGATCTCTCTGCGTACTGGATGCAAGGAATCAGATGTGCATAGGGCGGTGTCTGATTACCGCAATCAAAAGTGGGTAGGGAGATTCATCCGTGATAAAAATCGTGCTGACCCTCCCACCCAGTGTTAACGCGCTATGGCGAACGACGATAACAGGAAAGATGTACAGATCCCCCAAGTACACAGCTTGGAGGAAGACGGCGGTCAAAGACGCAGCCATCCAGGCTGGTCGCCGGAAGATCATAGGGCCATACAAGCTCACCTTAGAAGTGGTGAGACCAGACAAAAGAAAACGAGACTTAGACAACCTTCTAAAGGCAGCCTCAGACTGCCTAGTTGAAGCCGGAATCATAGACGACAGCAAATGTGAACACATCGAAGCAAGGTGGTGCGACAATGAATACCCATGCACAATCACAGTCGAAGAAATTTGAGAGCTTCACATCAGAAACGAGCGGGACCGATTTCCATGTCGGCCCTAAGTACTTCACCTTACACGAAAAAGTGCATCTTTTCCGCCTTAGCGAAGAGATCCTAGATTCCTTCGACCTTGAAGATGTGGACGCTACCTATGACGGCATGAGGGAGCTAGGGATCGATAAGGACCCCCATGATGTCTTCTCTGTTGAGGTGAACATAAACTTCATTTTGAAGTTCATGAAGAAAGTGATCCCCGGAAGGAAAGATGCTGAGAGGGACACCAGCAGCACCCGTGTCGTTTTCTTCTACTCCACAAATGAGGATAGCGGCCTTCCCGGTGGCTTCGCCGCCATAGCGGATAAGTCTAGCACATACTTCTCCAACCTATACCGCAGCGACATCATGTCGGGCTCCTCAGTTGAACAGTTGAAGTACCTCACTGTCTATGTCCGGAAGTTCCTTCTGGTCATCCTAGCCACAAAGAACATCGACAAGAAGACGGTCGTCAACTCCGCAAGGTCGATCAGCCCAAGAGCCAAGAAGGACTCCTTCAACTACAGCACAACGACGACCATCAAGATTGGCAAGATCACTGAGACATATGGTTCATCGACAGGCATTGGTGGGCACAAGCGCCCGCATCTTCGCAGGGGCCATGTTCGAAACCAACACTTTGGCAAGGGAAACGCAGAGATCAAACAGGTCTTCATCCAGCCGGTCTTTGTGAATGCGGATGAGAATTGGGTCAAAGAACAGAAGACATACAGGGTGATCAAATGAAGATGAAGCACTATCACGAAACGCAGAATGACCGCTGGTACGAACACTATCTCAGCAGCGAGAAGCTCTTGAGTGAGGTTGAGACGGCTCTGTATCAGCTTGAGGTCATAGCCTTGGATAACATACGAGATCCCGCAGTCCGCAAAGAGATTACGGAACTTACCGCTAGCATCTGGCGTATCCCCAAGCCAACGGAGTAGAGCATGCGCCTCAACATCCATCCAGGCATAGCCCATGAGACCAGCGCTTTGGCGACACACGTAGGCATGGCGCACTTCGCAACGACAGGGCCTGCGGGCACCTTCTGTAGCCAGTGCGACTACAGGTCGAAAGGTGGCTGCGCCAAGTTTGTCCAAATGACGAAGAGCAAGGTCAAGACGTTCCCCAGCGGGACACCATCTTGCAAATACTTTGTTCCTAAGCAGTTGGATGTTTGACATGACAGATCTTGTCAGGGGCCTACGCGAACGCATCGAAGAGCTAGAGGAGGAGATCCGCCAGCTTCGTGCCGACATAGCGCCGACTGACGATACGTTTGCTGGCATTTTGACTCGTCAACAGGTGGCATTGCTGAAGAGCATCCGAAATCGTAACGTCGCCAGTTATCAGTACATTGATCAGGTGCTGGCGGGACAAGGCTATTCCGGGAGAGGTGATGGGGAAGAGACTGAAAAGCTTAGATCAAAAGTGTCCATATATAATCTGCGAAAAAGGCTTAGGCCCTATGGGATCGAGATCAAAACATGGCCCAATATTGGCTACTATCTGGATGATGAGAACAAAGCCAAACTAAAGCAACTGATGGAGAAGAAAGATGGATGACCTGTTCAAAGCAATTTTTGTCATTTGGGGCCTGTTCATGCTTGGCGGCACAGCGATCATTGTCAGCGTTATGATGTGGCAGACGTTGCGCGACATCTTCAAAGGGGGATGGTGATGCGCTGGTCCAACAACAAACACGAATGGCACCGCTGGTTTGCTTGGTATCCAAAAACCCTTGTCAATCAAGTAACCAATCAAAAGATCACGATCTGGTGGGAGCATATCGCCCGCAAGGAGATCATGGGCAATTACTTCCCCTATTACATCTACAATCCTGATCCTGACTATAAAGGGGATGAGTGATGAATCAAGTCATATCGGCAGTGCTGGCCTCCATCTTAACTGGCATCAAATTCGACATTACGACCGGCATCATCGTGTTTCTATGCTTGGCAGCAATCTCACCATCTAACACGGATTAAAGACATGACTGAACTTCTCATGCCGCGCCGCAAATTCCTCACCGGCTTGTTCGGCCTTGTAGCAGCGCCTGCGATTGTCAAAGCTGCCAACATCATGCCGGTGAAAGTAATTCAGCCAAAATGGTATTTGGCTGATGGTCTTCCGCTTCAAAGCATGGCGCATCCCGTTCGCAAAGGTAGTGGCATCTGCCTTGTTGAACTGCGCGAGATTCTTAGGCCCGGTATACAGGAGATGTTTGACAGGATGTACGAAGAAAACCCCGGCCAGTGGAAGAGCATCTTTGAATCAAGGGGGTTGTGATGAATGAACAGGAAAAGGCACAGTTCTACCTTCATGTTTGCCGTACAGTTGAGAAGGACGCTGGGGCGATAGAGTGGGCCATCAAGGGCATCAATGACGGTCTTCGCATCGCAGCCGAACAAGCCAGACGAGACCAAGCAGATTGGGAAGTCATCGCCAACATGGCGCTGAACAAGCGCCTGCTTGATGGGCATGAACTGTTCATTGCAGACAAGATAGAGAAGCTCAAGGATCGAGCATCGTGCCGTTGGGATTGGTACGTTGAAAAGCTTAGGGCAATCGTTGAAAGGAAGAAGGAGAAGAAAGATGACTGATGAGCCAAACGACATGCTCGTTCACTGCGGCTGGTGCCGTCACGAATGGCTCGCTCTCAAGCTGCCAATGCCATTGTTTGAAGCAGTAGAGAAGATGACAGCGATGCGCTGCCCTGAGTGTGACAAGGACCTAATCTATTGCGGCCCTGCGCCAACATATGGTGATGACATAAACACATCCCCAGAACGTGTTAACAAAACTAGGAAAAGTTAACATGATCTTTGAAGTTTTGGAGTTTATCGTGAAATGCGGCGTCGTCATTGCGCTGATTGACGTTGTGGTCCGCATAGCCAGAGGGATTAGGGGAAATGACTGATGATCTTGTGAAGCGGCTGCGTGAGCGGGATGCTGCCGGTGGCGATTATTGCACGGAATGGGGTGAAGCCGCCGACCGCATCGAGAAGCTGGAGGCGGCGCTGATAGCTATCAAAGCCATGCATCATGATGGCGGCGTTGACGATGTCGAAGAGCGCGATGATAGGACCTACTTCATAGTTTGCGAAGCACTGGAGGCTACAAAATGAATGAGTACATGCAAATCCTACTAAACGTCTGTTTCACCATGGTGACCGGCGTCATCATCGTTGGCAGCTTTGGCACCATGGTATTCCTGGCGCTGTTGTTTTGGAACATGATCAAGGACGAGCTGTGATGGGCAAGAGATCCAGCTTCGAACGCAGGCCTATGGACTTCTATGCCACCCCTGAGGCGGCAGTCTTGCCGTTGCTGCCATGGCTCCCAGCTAACGCTAGGTTCTGCGAGCCTTGTGCTGGTCAGGGGGACCTGATCCGCCATTTAA